TCATTCCTAGAGAATGACCTAATTCGTGTAAAATAACTGCCCTGTATTCTCTATCTTCTATACGATCCGGCACTATACCAATATAAGGAATGTATCCTTTTTCATGGTAATAAGCCATATGACTACCCTCTTCCGCCTGCTCATCACTGTCCAAAGCAATGATTTCTGGGAAGTCCGCCGAGACGATAACCATAATAATAGAGTTTTTGGTATCAATATTTTTATGTGGTAGCCTAACTATATCGTAGCTGACTAAACCATTGGTAGCTAAATGCCATTCCATAGCGGCTGCCGTGATAGTAAATAGCTCATCTTCTGATAAATTACGATCAATATATAAGGTCTTATGAACCGGAGCCCTATATATAACAGTATGTTGAAGGATGGGGGCGGCGACTATATTGAGTCCAATTAGCATTAGCATGACAATGAGGGACGTCCAATATAGCAAGCGCATTAGATTTTCCAGATTTTGTTATTTTTAATTCTGGACACTATTGTTCTGGTTATACTGAATAATTTAGCAATTTCATCTTGGGTCATTTTGTCAGATTTTAATAAATCTCTGATTTTAGAAACTTTATTCCAATCTAATTTGGAGTTTGGATTGCCTTCGCCTAATCTTGTTTTAGACATCATATCACAAATATTTTGCGATCTTTTCTTGCCGGTATTGGACGCTACAATTTTAGCAATTATATGTGGTGCAATTTTTCTTCCCAATTGTTTTTCTCGTGATTTATTTTTAACATCTTCGGGGCGGGGCTTTCCGTATAATGGATGTTTTGCACCAGTCATTTTACCCGTTCTTGTTTCTGACCAATGTTTCTTTGTCTCATCAGAATGCTTAAATCCTGACACACCATCTCCGCCATCAGTTAGATTATATAATACGATACCCTGTTTTTTGAGATATTGTATCCAATACATTTCAGAAAGCAACGCTTCTTTTTCAGAGTCAAATATGGCGAACACATTTATATCAAAATTATCTATTCCATATTTCTTAATAGCTCTGTGAATTAAATATTTTGGATGATCTACCTGACTAGATTTTAGGTGTTCTTTTAATCTATCGTCAAAATTATTAGCTTTACCAATGTACATTTTTCCATTGATTTTGTTAAAAAAATAATAATTACAAAAAATACTGTCGCTCATAATTACTTATATATCCTATTTGCCTTGGCGATTTGATATAGCTCCTCAAAAGTTTTTTCTTTTTTATTCGCTAGTTCCGCATACATTTTTACATCGGGACAATAGGCGTGAAAATCATCACCATGTCCAAGCTTTAAGTGGCACTCTGTTTTACTCATACATAATGTGATAAGATTATTGGGATCAAGTTCCAATTTAGGGAATAAATGGAACGCGCGAATATGATGCACATTTAATCTATCTTTGCTACCACAAGCGGCACAAGTAGGATGAGCTTCCCGAAAATGCCTCTCTACTGTGGGCCAATGAGAAGACCGTTTGGCAGAAACACCAACATCTCTTAAAGAATGTCTAAGTAAATTGATACCGTGCTTGATAGTTTTAAGCATGTAAATATACGAGAATAATCATGGATTCACCCAAAGTAAGATATTTATGCGCCTGTCGTCAAGTAGATGAAGAGACGGTTAAAAAGGTAATTGAGGCCGGTGCGCGCTATTTAGAACAAATAGCTGCTGAGTGTGGCGCTGGTGCAGAATGTGGTAGTTGTCATTTAGATATTGAAGATTTAATTACCCAAGAGGAAATGAAGGAAACCAAGTGAGCGATGGATATAAATGTGCCTGCGGCAATAATATTAGGATTAATGTCAAACTGTGCAATGATTGCTGGATGAAGCAAATTGATGCCAAATATCCAGATACTTGCAGTTGGTGCAATGCGATCAGGAAACCAGAGAGTAATCTGGGGATAGAAACTATTATCACCATATCTTACATTTTACCTAGAATATTAGCATGAAAATCATAGATTCGCCCAAATATAATAGAACATACCACGTCCCGTGGAGCCCCGGCGCTATCAATGATGATAAGATGGCTACCTCTGTTGATACTCTGCTTGATGTGCCCCTTATCATTACAGAAAAGATGGATGGCAGCAATACCTCATTAGAAGCAGAGGGTTGTTTTGCACGCACGCATTCAGGCGTGCCCACACATGCGTCTTTTGATGGACTGAAAGCATTACATGCCTCTCTAAAATGTCATATTAATCATGGACTTCAATTATTTGGGGAATGGTGTTATGCTAAACACTCCATCGAATATTCGGAGTTGCCTGGATATTTTTTACTTTTTAATATGAGAGATTTAGAATACAATGAATGGGCTGCCTGGAAAGACGTAGAAATATGGGCCGGGGTATTGGACATACCAACTGTTCCGGTTTTATTTCAAGGGCAAGTTTCTTCCGAGAAAGAATTGAAGGAATTAACCGAATCTTTTATGAATCAACCCTCGGTCTGCGGTGGTATAAGGGAGGGTGTGGTAATTCGTTTAGCCCAATCATTTCTCGATGATAACTTCTCTACCAGTGTTATGAAATGCGTTCGTGCCAACCACATACAAACTACTGAACATTGGAAAAATCAGGAAATCGTTAGGAATAAGTTAAAAGTTGTAAAATGATGGCTCTTGACTCCCCTGGGAGCCCGCATTATATTATGTGAATAACGAGACATAAGTTGTGAAGACCGGGCTTGTTCGGTTTGAGGGGATTAACCAAGGATATTTTATGGGATTACGTAGATTTCATTTCGAAAGATTGGAAGATGCGTCAGGCGTAAGCGGTTGCGGAAGAGTAGCTGAAGGTTGCTTATTTACTGATACTGGTGAGGCGGTCGTCCATTGGTTAGGCAAATATGGCAGTATTAACCTTTACCACTCCATTGATGATGTCATTAATGTTCATGGACATGAGGGTCGAACCCGAATTGTCTTTGATGATGACCCACAACCTATAGTTGAAGGCGGCAAGAAGGAAGAGTTGAAGAAGGATGGAAATTAAGGAACGCACAATATTTGTGTCCGATATACATGGTTGTATCGATGAGTTTACCGAGCTACTACGAAAGCTCAACTACGATCATAATCGTGATAGGCTTATTTTATTAGGGGATCTTATAGATAGGGGACCGGACTCATTGGCTGTGGTGCAAAAAGCCAGAGCTATGAACTTAGAGTGTGTGATGGGCAACCATGAGCACAAGTTTGTAAAGTGGTTTCGCTCACAGGGCTCCAGGGTTGACGTTTACGATCGCAAGGATTATTATTCCAAGTTCTCCGACGAGGACTTAAACTACATTATTAACATGCCAACTTATATTGAGTTGGAAAACGTTGTTGTTGTCCATGCCGGGTTAAAACCCGGCATTGCTTTATCTAATCAAACCAAAGATGACCTGATGTATCTTAGATACACCGATGAGAAACGAAGGTTCATTAGCTTGAAGAAAATTAACAAGTTGGGCAAAGAAGCAACTGGAGCTATGTTTTGGATAGAGTTCTGGTATGGCCCTAAGTCTGTAGTATATGGACATAATGTTCATTCGCTGGAAAATCCACTTATTGATGAAAAAGCGCCCGGTATCGTTTGTTATGGACTGGATACGGGCTGTTGTTTCGGTGGAAAATTAACTGCTATGATTTGGGAAACCAAAGAAATAATTCAGGTTCAAGCTAAGAAAGTTTATTATCAATCCAATTACGAGGTCCGATGAGCTACTCTCCAAACCAACTCAAATCTCTCGCCCAAACTAACCCAAAAGAACTCGCAAGGTTTATTACCAGCCCCAACACTAACACCCATATGTTAGTTTCTGGGGCTGAATTATTAGGGGAAGCGGTGTCTGACGAAGAAATTGTTCTTCCTGCTCTACGACAACTTCTCAAGCACATTAATGCTTTAGTTCGTGAAGGTGCTTTGACCGGTCTCTCTTCTTTTTATACCGAAAAGAAACCGCCACAAGAAATATTAGATAGAATAACATTGATGTCGGATAATGATCCTTCACCTGATATTAAAGATTACGCCAAATCACTATTAGGAGAGTTTAATGAGAGAGGCTAAAAGAGATTTATTTGATTGTATATTTGATCCAGAAGTAGATGCTATCTGTATCACTACCAATGGACATTATACCACGGATGGTTTAGCGGTGATGGGTGGCGGTTGCGCAGGCGTTTGTGCTAAACGATGGCCTCAAACTTGCATCAGACTGGGCAAATGTCTTAAAAACTTTGGAACCAATGTTCCTTTTATCATTGGTGCGGTTGATGATGATGGTAATTATTTGGAGCCTAATCTGAAGATGATTAAAGCAGATAAATATAACTGTCTAATTTTTAGCTTTCCCACCATTGATAACCTAATGTATGGTGCTAAATTAGAATTGATACAACGATCGGCGGAAGAAATGAAAGTCTTTGCCGATCGTTTTGGGCTGAAAGGTATCGTGATTGGTCGTCCAGGTGCGGGTATTGGAGGATTAGACTATCACAAAGAGGTTAAACCGCTCCTGGAAAAGATATTAGATGACAGGTTTATCATCGTTTCATTTCAAGACGAAGAGTGATATAGATACGCTTATGCCAGCCGTACCTAAAAAGATCCATCTATTATCTCTAAAAACTAACACCAGTTTCTGTGGTAATTTAGCTAAAAGCGACATAATAACATGTGAGCGTCCGCCAGATCGAGAGATGGCGAGGCTCTGTGCGGAATGTAGGCGTCTATATAATAAAAACTTGGCAGATGAATACCAGAAAAGACAAGAGGCTTGGAATAACAGACCTCCCCGCCAAAAATTACATGATTGGTTATCTGGTTTAGCATCACTTGGTGATAGTGATATGGATCTCCTTCTTTATCCGTTTACTATCTTAATGACTTTGGGATTAGTTATACCGGGTAAACATATTGCCAAGCTGCTATTAAAGGCGGGAGTATGAGGCTCTTGAAATGTAAACTCTGTATGGGTGAGGTTGATGTGGTCGGCAATGAGCGCGCCATCAACAAGAAAACTAAATGTCGCAAGTGTGGGCAAGCCAATGACCCTTCGCAACACAAGGAGCCGGAAATTGTCTTTCTGAAAAGAAAGGCACCAGAGC